TGAGAGTGTTACCAGTTCCCAAAAACGAGTTTCCGTACTCTTGTTCAAACTGTGCTTCTGAGGTGTTTGCAATTGTTTGTTCTTTCCATGCTTCGTCTCTGCCTGGCACGTCATACCAGTTAATTGTGAAGTCTTTGTATTCTGATTGTCCATGTACTGCACTCTCGTATATTTTATGAAACATATTACCCACACCGTTTGCAGTGGAAGTAATAATAACCTTTGAATCTTTACCTGATGTAATAACGGGATATGTTGCAGTATAGAATGTCTCTGCATCGTCTACGAATGCAAACTCATCAAGGTACAACATATTTATTGAGAGTCCACGGATACTACTACTGGAAGTTGCAGCTGCAACAACCTTACTATCGTTACCAAACTCTATATTACCTTTGTTTAAAATCTTTACGCCTGGCTGTAAGAAAAATGGAACAGACTCTAACATAGTTACGATACGTGCTATCATTTCTCTCGCAATCGCACCTTTGTTTGCAAGTACAGCTACAGTTACTTCGGGGTGGAACAATAAGAACCACAATAGATATGCACATGAGGTGATTGATTTACCACTCTGTCTACTTGCAAGTACGACACTGAATCTATTACTGTCGTAATGTTGAATTAGTTTATCCTGATATCCACGAAGTTTGAATGGAACCATACCTTCGTCAAGAGAGATAATCTGTGTGTATTGTTCAATAAAATGGCATGGGTCTTTGGAACACTTCATGTATTCCGCTAACTCTTCTTCTGTATATTTGGTTTCTATACCAACACGTTTAATTTGCGTGTTGCCTAGATAACCTTCATTCTTCGCTTGTACCATTATTTTTCTTTAGGAACTTTTGTAGTTCACTGGTTGACCCCACGTATAAATGATTATGTTGGTCTCTGATTTTAGTATCGTCTTGTTCTAGTTTCTTCATTTTACTTTGAAGGTCTATAAGTTTCTCTGCAGTTTCCCCTACAGTCTTAATTAACTGTCCTGCAACCTCGTAGGCACGTGGGTGTTCTGTCTCTTTAGATAGGTCTAGGATACCGTCAATTGCGTCTTGGCCTCGTTCTATGAGGTCGTAGAGGTGTTCTCTCGCATACCTGTAGTCAGTCTCTATGTTCTGCTCTTTATCAGGTCGAATCACAGGAACCGCTTTGGTTTCTTTTTTTAAAGAGGTGTTAATATCGAGCAAGTCGTTTAACTTTTCGTCTACTTTTTTTGTCATAATTATGCATCATCTGTTAAGTTGTCTGTGTAGGTTTTGTTTGTTCCATCGTCATAGAATGAAACTGTTTCCGCTACTACAAACGTATCATTAGTATTTACTGAACCAACAAATTTCAAACTCTTGTTTGCGTCAAGAGTAATATTTGCACTAAGAACCATACTTAGTTTATCAGTTGCAATACTACTTATAGTTGGATTAGTTGTATTTCCAGTTCCAAATACTTCGTCTCCTACACTTATATCAGCGTCTAGTGCTGTTGTAAATGTAACTGTTGAAGAATTTGAAACCGCATTGTTAGTTCTATTTTCAAATGCAGGTTCATAACTTTTAACTTCTTTTACAAGACCTGCGCTAGTTATTTCGGAAGATGTAAATCCTGTATTACCGTCACCAATGTAATCTCTTTCGATAACGTTTTTAATAATCTTACCTTGATAAACAGGGCCAAAAAAGTATAACTGCATTTGAAATTCTAAGTCATATGTAATTGTACGTCTTTCCTCGAAACCACCTTGATAAGTATCTTCAAACGATACTGAATTTAAAATGACAGGAACGTCTCTATTATCAGACATATCGTCTATCATTTTCATGGTGACTGTGTAATCGGGTTGAAAATATGGAAGTATCTGTTCTACTATCTGTAATGCGTCATTCATCTTGTTTGCCATTACAGACAATGTAAAGTTTATATTATATGGTGCAGGTGCATATTGAAACCTACGATTGACTTTATCAGTCTCTTGAGTATTCTTAGTATTTCTAATTAGTTTATTGTTTTGTCTAGACGTATCGTATTCGATACCTGAAATTTCAAATGCTATTCTAGGTAATGAGATAGCAGTTCTGTTTCCGTCATTCAGATTTGTTTCGTTTTGAAGTCTCGCAAGAAACTTTGCTTTTGGGCCATAACTTATGGGAACCTTTCTTATATTCAAAACAGTTCCGTCTGTTTTAATATCAGCAACGTCAATGTTATTGAACAAAGTTCCAAATATTGAAACTGCTCGTTTCATTGTTTCGTTATAAAAACGTGTACCAAACATTATGTAACCTCACCAAATGGATTCGTTTCTGAGAAGTCTAGATAGTTATCTGCTTTACCTTCAAAGTCTAAGTTCTGAGCATTTCCGTCCTGAGACATAGATATCACATCTTCTATACTATTGATAACTCTTGAAGTACCCGAACTTGCACCAACAATAGTATCACCAACTTTAAATGTAGTAGTTACGTGTATTACTTCTAATTGGCCAGGTGCTATGTCAGCTCTAAATCCAACAACCTCACCTACAACAGTTCCATTTAATGTTACATTTTCACCAAGAGTATATGGACTTGGTGGTGATGCATCAGCGGTCATTCTCAAGTCAACTCTGTATGCTTGTTCTGCCTCAACAAAGTCTGCGTCTGAACCAGTATCAAAATCTTCACCTGCGTATTCAAATAGTTCTGCCTGTAGTTTAAATACAAATAGTTTACCTACTTGATAGAAAGGCTGTTCGTGTTCTACAAATTTAATTTCAAATAATGAACCTGATAAAGGAAGATAAATTAAATCTCCTTCGTTAGGTCTAAGACTAGTTGCTAAATTTTGGTCTGTGGCGACAAACCTTTCCCAACTTCTTACCGATAAAACAAATGTTGCTTGGTCACGTATCTCTACACCAAATTTAGACATGAGGTCGCCTTCGCCCTCAAATCCTTCGGCGTTTTCAATGTACATTTCTACTGAGTATGCGTCACCAAATTTGGACTGCACGTCTTCGTCAAAAATAGTATCTGTTTCAACTATCTGTCTTGGTAAGTAGAATGTCTCTTGTCCATACATTCTAAGAGATTCAACAACTAAATCTTCATATAGATGTTGTTCACTCTGAACTGCATGGTTAAAGAATACGTTAGTTGGCATTTATTACCCCATCATATCTAATACAGGCATTTCGTAGTTCAATCTAGATTCTTCCTCTAACCTTGTTTTTTCTTCTAGTGCTTCTGTCTTTATGTTATCGGGTTCAAGCACCACTCCGCCTGGCAGTGCGATACCACCAAACTTAGATAAGTTCTGTCCCCATTGATACTTGACCAAAGCAGTTGCATATCTTTTCAACCACATGTCATTGTATATGTCTGTAAAATCATTTGGGTCTATCTTTCTGTAACACTCTATAATGATAAACTCACCTGCGTTGATTTGGTCAGCGTCCATGTCAAGATATAGTCTATTCATGTGAGTATTGTATCTGATAGGTGTTTGACCCACTAAGATTTGGTCTAACATACTGATATGCTGTTGAACCATTTCATAGTATAGAATACTAGTGTTTGTTAAATCGTATATGTCGTTGAGTCTTAATTGATATCTAATATCAAACATATTAAGATTATGTTTATCTGCAAATGGAAATATGTTTATAACTGATAATATAAACTCAGGTAAAACAATATAGTTTTGTTGTTGTTTATATTGTTGGTCTGTTTTTGCGTGAGTACCAGCTGCGTTTTCTGTAAACGTTTCGTCTGTTTTTAATCCAGCGATATCGTTAGCACTCAATTGGTGTTTTAAATATGTTTTGATACTACCGTCATAATGATATTCACGAAAGTATTGTAATGCTTCGTCTACTCTGTCGTCCAGTTGGTCATCATCTATATTGATTTCTATTACTGGAGCTCCAAGAGCACGCTTGATGTACTGTTTAAATGTGTCTTTAGAATTTGGTGCGGCCATAGTAGTATTTTCCTTTAATACTACTATTTATAAGAATTATTCTTGGAAGTAAGTTTTATTCTGTAGTCTATCGATTTTGGTATCGATTCTGTCTAAGGTATCCATTAATCTTTCTAGTTCTTTGGATAGTTGTTCACGTGTTACGTAGTCTTTGGCGACTTCTTCACGTGTTTTATTGATAAGAATATCAATTCTTTTTTGTTCAGATAATAGGTTACGGATTAAGAAACCTAAAGGCATGAGAATAAAGGTTAGAACTATATTCCAAAGTAAGTGTGCGTCAAAGGCTATTAGGTTTTCTTCCATACGGTTATTTATGGAATTAACGTATTGGATTTCCTCTTTCGTCTAAATTAAATGAAAATTCATCAGGATTCCATTCATCAACAGTAAAGTCTTGACCAAAGTAACCAGCACCATTATCAGGAAAGAATCCAGTTGGGCCTACCACGTCATGTAAATCCATATTGAACGATATGCTATATCTTTCTTTGTCAGTCATATTAGGTTCAACCATATGCATTAAACCACTAGAAAATATATGAATATCTCCTGTTCTAGGTTGAACGTCCCAATTAGTTCTAACTCTTTGGTGGTGCGGAAACATAGACAGAACTTTAGAGTCTGTATCAATTGCAGAAAAGTTACCTTCATCTCCGTCTGCTTTTAGATATAAAACACCTGAATACCAACAACCATTATGAGTATGAGGTCTATTCCAAGACATAGTTTCATTTATGTTTGCCCATGAATTGCCTGGCCTCATTTTAAGACCATTAGAATTTTGAATACCATGAAAAGGTAAAACCTCGTCAGAAAAAAACTTACTGATACGATTCATACATTTCTGAAAGACTGGACTACTTTCACAACCGTCATTAGACTGCCAACCCGACCTATGCATTGTAGCAGGGTTAGGTGAATTAGATACAAGTCTACCTTTAGGGTCACGCTTACGCATTGCGTCAACTTCTGCAACTAACATTTCGTTATACTCCAAATCATATCCTTGACTTTCGTCAAGATTTGGGTCTAACATATTTCTTTGAAATACGTAATGTGGAAACAGTAATCTAACTGACATCTTCCCCGTACCTTCCTCGGTCACGATTACCGTCACCATTTAATTCAGTTAAGTCTTGTTGTTTTTCTTTATAGTCTTCTTTCTTCTTCATGAAGTG